CTGCCACGGTATACAGGTTATCCTGTCGCTTGAGATCGGCGATTTGCTGCTCGCCGCCAATCAGATTGATTTCGGTGTAGCCCCAATCGCTGTTGTGATCCTGAGCTAAAATATCGGCATAAACGGCTTGATGTGCGCGGTGAAATGCGCCAAAGCCGAGGTGCACGATGCGAGGCACCAGTGCGTTACGATCGTAGGCGGGTACGGTCGCCTTAGCGGTTAAAAGCGTGTTTTCCATTTTATGACTCACTGTTGAGGACGCTCATTGCCATACTAGAATAACCCGCGAACAAACCCGGACTTTGATTTACGTTAATTTCCGCGCAAGTGGTATGACATGAATTTAAAGTTGTGTGACAGCCTTAACAGGACTCGGCTGTCACATTGACTCTCAGCTATATTGCCCCAGCCGTGCATCTGCCTTTTCGGGCTGACGTTCAGCGGCATCTTGCGGCAAACTCAAATCACGGTCACAGACTTCCGGCATCAGCACCGCAGAAATCAGGCCAATCACTGAATAGCAGATAACCATCGCCACCATTGGCCACCAGCTGCCGGTGACGTTGCAGAAGATCCCCGCCAGAAGCGGACCAAAACCTACCGCGACCAGGCCGCCCGCCTCTTTGGCAATCGCCATGCGGGTGAAGCGGTTACGCGAGCCAAACATTTCCGCCATGGTGATATTTTCCAGCGCGAACAGACCGAGCACCGCCACGTTGTGAATGACGATCAGGCTCAGCATGATGGTGCTGGCGCTGTAACTTTTATCGACGATGATCGCCAGCATTGGATACGCCAGAATGATCGACGAGATGCTGAGGATAATGTACGGCAGACGACGCCCCACTTTGTCCGACAGCCAGCCGAGCAGAGGAATAGTAATGAACCCGATGACCGAGCTAATCATCAGCGCATCGGTCGGGATCGCTTTATCAAACAACAGCGTTTGCACCAGATAACCGGCAAGGAACGTTTGAATCAGGCCCGAGTTTCCGGCCTGGCCGAAGCGCAAACCGGTTGCCAGCCAGAATGATTTACTACGGAACATGGCCCCAAGTGAGGTCTCTTCCGGCGCAACCTTCGCGGCCACCGTGCCGTTTTCGCTGACTTTCTCAAACACCGGGCTTTCTTTGAGGTTCAAACGCAGCCAGATGGCGAAAATCATAACCACTACGCTGGCGAGGAACGGCACGCGCCAGCCCCACGCAACCAGCGACTCCCTGTCGAGCACGAAGAACATCACCGCCCAGATTGCGGTGGCGCTGAGCGTGCCGCAGTTGGTGCCCATCGCCACCAGTGAGGAAATGATCCCGCGTTTCCCCTTCGGCGCATATTCGGCCAGCATCGTCCCTGCCCCTGATATCTCCGCACCAGCGCCCAGCCCTTGCACGATGCGCAGCGTGACCAGCAGCACCGGCGCGAAAATGCCAATCTGCGCGTAGGTCGGTAATACGCCGATTAGCGTGGTGCAAATTCCCATCATGGTGATGGTGATGAACAACACTTTTTTGCGCCCAATCCGGTCGCCCATTTTGCCAAATATAAACGCGCCGACGATACGGGCGATATACCCCGCGCCGTACGTGCCCATTGCTAAAATGAGCGCCATCGCCGCAGACTGTTCAGGGAAGAAAATTTCGTGGAAAACCAGCGCCGCGCCAAGGGAGTAAAGCTGAAAATCCATAATTTAACGGTGCAAAAGATGAAAGTATGATGATGTAAGATAAAAGCAGGAGCAAACCAAAGCATTAGCGCAAAATGAATCATCACCTTCGAAGGTTTTGAGTTGTTTTGCGCTAATTTTTTGCCCCATCCATGCCCCATTACATCACCGGGCAGCCATCATCTGACGTGCGATTGATGAAGAACGTGACCCGCCCCAGCACCTCAACTTCTTCAAGCGCGGCCCCCTCTATAGCCTCTCCGTCATCTGTAATTAGCGAGGCCCCCATTAGCTTCGCAAATTGCGTGCGTCCGTCACAGAGAATCAGCAGGACCCCCTCTTTCGGCTTGCTTGTGGCTGGCTCGATCACCGCATAGCCGTTGTCCGTCTCGATTATCCTGCTGTTTGCGGTCACGCCACACAGCACTTCTGGTGGCGGGCTCGATCACCGCATAGCCGTTGTCCGTCTCGATTATCCTGCTGTTTGCGGTCACGCCACACAGCACTTCTGGTGACAGCGCGCGCTCTGCGTAGTCTTTCGCTGGACTCGGAAACCCCATGATGCACCTCTTAGATAAACTGTATATGCATACAGTATTATCGATCGGCGGTATCGATCAAGTACTGTTTAGGTGTTAAACTTCAGCAATGATAGTAATTACTTTCAAATCAACGCATTTCGCTAAATGCTCAAATTGGAATACAGCATGAATTCTTTGTCCTATCGCAGACTGACTGAAAATCAGTCGCTATCATTTGACAGTTTGAGAGGTTTCTCTGCTCTTTTGGTTGTGGCTAGTCACTGTGTTCAGTTCTTCTTTCTGCCATCAAATCCTGCATACCATAAGTACGTTGCCATGGTCTCGCAGTCTAGCGTAATGTTTTTCTTTGTAATGAGTGGTTTTCTAATTACCAAATCCATGACAGGAAACATTTCAAAAAATGGATGCCTTGATTTGAATGATTTCTTCATCAAGCGCTTTGCAAGAATTTACCCACCATTAATTTCTTCATTTCTTCTTGTTGCTATTATTGTGACTATTTTGTACGCGGCAGGATTGCCAACGTCAGGGGTTTCTGGAGTACCAAAGCAATATTCATTTTCTGAATTCATATCGTCATACATGCCATCTTTTTTATTCCTTAATGGATTTTTGGCTAATTTCAAGGATGTAATTCATGGGAGCATTGGAGCTACATTCATAAATATTGGTGCATACCCATCATCGAACGCCCCTCTTTGGAGCCTGTCGATTGAGGTGTGGTACTACGTTGTGGCAGGTTTGGCATTCTCTGGAAAGGCAAAGAATGTTGTTTTGTCAATTGCTGTTGCTTATGCCGGGTATAGATTGAACGGTCCTTTTCTGATGTTCTCAATCGTGTGGATTGCTGGGTCAGCTTGCTGCTTAATGCATGATGGAATTTTAAAAATATCCAACCTCACAAGATCATTACTTACTATTTTATCATGCCTGTATCTTGCAAATTGTACATACTACCTTTTTACAGAGTATTCCCCACAGAATCTTAATAAGTTTAATGTTTCCTCTGGTTTGTTTTTTGCAATAATTATATGGAATTTATTTATTGTGAGGGATATGCGCTTAAGCATTTTCCCAAGCTCTGCAAAATACTCATACACACTCTACATAATACACTTCCCAATTGTCATGTGTGTTTATACAATCGCCTCCTATCTTAAGATAGATGCTATATATGCTTCATCTATCTCATTTGCTTCATCAGTATTTCTGGCATCTTTACTCGCAAGGCATGTTGAGAATGTTGGCTTCTACATCGGAATCATAAAATCATTAAGTAATATTTACAAACAGAAAAGGGCCTAAGGGCCCTTTTTTCAAGCTGCAATACCACCAAACCCTTTCCATACCCCTGGTGTCCCTGAAGATACACATACCCAGCCCAATGTTCCACCCGCGGCTGGGGATATATTCCATAGCTTGGATCCAACGATATATCTTCCGGAGGTTGGAGCAGCGGTCCCCCACTCTTCAGAAGGCAATGAAGAAATATCCATTCTACCGTATACAAGAGTTGCCCCTTTTGACGAGGTATCCCATTCAATGCCACCAAATCCATTAATAAATCTGTTCCCATCTACAATTGTGAAATTTCCAATTTTTATTCCAACAGAAGGAACTCCCACCCCCTGTGGAGAATAAAGAAGCGTATTGTCAATAATGGATGAATTAACACCTGTTGACTCTATCGCGGGGAAGCCACTAGTAATAAAGCCTGGGTTAATAATGACATTATTGTTAATCCTCGCGTTACCTACAGCGTTGTTAATCGCCCGCCTATGCGCATTATTAATAGTGTTATTGCAAACATCCACCCCCCATCCGCCAACCAAATATATTCCATCAGTCGCGCCAAGAGATGAATTTGTAAATGTGAAAACATTATTGCTTACAGTGGTTTTTTGAAAGATAGTTCCGAGAGTTGATCCTGTGCTGTAAATATATAAAGCACCTGTTTGCTGAGCATTCAGATGATTATTTGAAATTACACCCCATGGTGCAGATCCAACAAAAAACCACTTACACCCATCACATAAATTATTTGTTACGTTAACATTAAAGAAGTTAGTGTTCGGAGCGATGTATATGGCGCATGCCGCATTAGGCGATGTTTCATTTCCTGCAGAAGCTGATGCATAATGGAAACGGCAGTGCTGTATATCAAGCCCTCTAAAATCAGGAATTCCCGTCGTCCCGATCCATATCGTGTATGCACTATTGGAAAAGATACAATCGGTTAACTTTAAGTTTCTCCCTCTCAAGTCAGTTATTTTATTAAAAAATACGAATCCACAACCATTGATGTGTCCGTCTACATTGTAGCTATTAGTTGCGCCTGGATTAAAAAGAATGGCTGTTTGCGTGGTATCTCCTCCACCAGCAGCATCGTTGCTAGATCCAATAAACTGAATATCCTTGAAACCGCAAGCTGACCCAAGGCAGTTTATTACTGCTCCAGTTGTGCTTATCCCGATAATGGCAGAACGATTGTAACTGACCCCTGCGTGGTTATTACCAATCATCTGAAGACTAAGGGTTGCAGGAATGGTGATGGTTGTAACTTTACTACGCCCATCAATATATAAGGTACCACGCTTAGTCATCGCTGCAAGCGTGTCGATCGCCTGTTGAATAGCCGCTGTGTCATCTGCGACACCATCTCCTATAGCTCCCATAGCTGAAGTGGTAAGTGTTACATCCAGACGGTCCTTGATGGTCATTTCACGATAATGGTTCATTACCTCCTGCACTGTCGTTTCATTACCATCAGAATCAATCGCACCAACCAGCTCAGCACCCGTAGGTTTAGCCAAATCCTTTCTCAGCACATCACTTCCCACTTCCCCCCACGCACCATCAACAACACCACCAGTGCTGGCAGGATTAGAAGCCGCTGGAACTTCTTTAGGTAGCGTACCTTTCCAGTAATACCATGCCTTGCTTTCCTCATCCCAGATATAATCTGTGCGGGATGCTAAGGATGCCCCAGCAAGAAATGTATTATCCCCGCTTATAAATCCATTGAGCTTGTCGTTAACTTCATCTACCGAAGGCACGTCCAGGTTGGCTCGCGCCTGAGATATGTTAGTAAGCTCTGAGAGGTTGTTTTTGGCGCGAAGGAAATGCGTTACTGGCAGTTGCTGATCTGTGTCATTTTGATTAATTAATAATTTTGCAGTGTCAACAGTGTCTACCGCTTCCGGGAGTTGAGTTAGTTTGACTTTTTGTTCTGCCATTTATGACACCCTGTACCATGCTGCTTGTTTAACGTATTGATTAGTTATAATCAGAGCGCTGCCGCTACCAGATTTATCTGTGGTGCCATTCACATTATGGTTGTGGGCCCCTATCGCGGTTGTGTGAGAATGATTACCTGAAGTTGAGACGGATACCGTTGTGTTGCCATTACCTCGCCCATACATTCTCTTACCCTCGCCATCATTAAAATCGGCAAAAGGATATGTATGACTGTGATTGCCAGTTGTATTACTGTTCTTTGTTCCATAATCATACGATTCTGTTTCGGCAGAAAAAGAATGATCATGCGCGGGAAGGTTTTCAATTCCTATATTTACCGTGTCACTCCCACCGGTCTGTCCAACATCACTTCCTGATGAATTTGCAATTCTTATTGTTCTTCCCGCCCCAGGTAATCTGGCCCACACCATTCCAGGGAATAATGCGTTTGGGTTGGCATTTGAATTAAACCAGATTGTTATCCCTGGCGTGTAAACCGCATTGGCAATTGCCGAAGCCAGCGATTGGACTGTTATTGCCCGGTCATTACCACTTTGGTTGATATGCAGTAAGTCACCCATTTCAGCCGAGGTGGCCGATGCAAGGTCTGTTAAATATTTGAGTTCTATGTCCGCCATTACGCCCCCTCAAGGTTATTGACTCGTGACTGCAGATCTGCGATTTGCGCGTAAAGGTCGTTTAATAGGTAATTAAGATGGTTTGCCGCCAGTTTGCTTCCTGCGGAGATTGACCCATCAGGCATTCGCACAGGAGGGACAAATCCGCTCGCCAGAATCTCATCTGGTACGGGTTCTTTGTTGTTCTGCCCGTCTGCATAAGTGACGTCAGTTGCTGCGAATGAGGTAATAGCCATTTAATTTCTCACTTAGGCATAGCGCCGCAGAGCATCGTCCCGGTGACTCCATAGTCACGGGAGAAAATGAGTAAGTAATCGTCGTCAGCGACGCCAAGATATGAGCCGTTTACTTCCAGAACGCCAGATACTGAGCCAGCGGCATCAAGATATGATCCACTAATGAAAACAGAGCCTCGGTTAAGTCCGAGAGCTGTATCGGTGTCTACCTGCATTGCGGTGTTAACGCCTACCGCTAACGCCTGACCTGAGTTGGTATCAATACCGGCAAGTGAAAAACCGTTGAGCCCATAGTCATGCGTTGAATAGGCTCGTACACCGGCGACTGACGCACGATCAACGATGGCGTTAATATTTGTCGGCACGTAAGGGCCGGTGGCGTGAACACTGAAAGCAGCCGGGAATATCTCGACGAGCTCAACGTCTAAGCTTGATGTTGTGGTGGCCGTGACAACCATCACGTTATCTGGCGTGCCACTGAATGCAGTTGCGAGCTTCGCCTGCATGATTGCACGGCGA